TCAATGCGCCTGATATCGTCAATGTGCTTGAATGTTGTTTCCCGGATGACACCCTTCTTTGGCATCCCTTTTGTACCAAGCTCCTGATTCACGCCATACCAAGCATCATGTTTGACACCGATTTGCAAGTCACAATCTCTCTTGCGGACCCAATATTGGGTACTGTTGTATATTCTTCTGTGCCTTTTCATGCCGGGGAGTTGTTTGAGCTCCTGTATCATTCTTTTTCTAAGCAGCTTCGCAACATCTTTTAGTGCTGCTCTTGAAAGCTCTTGTATTGTATATTGAGCTCTATCAACATTTGAGATGAATTCAATACCATCTTTTTTTATTTTTGTAACACTAGGTGGCATTGGCACGGTTTACCACCCCCTGACACTTTAATTCGATTTCCTCACTATTTGGCTCGAAAGTCCTTATAATAGAATATTCCTTGTCTCCAAACTTCAAGAATTGTTCGCCCTTATATTCACGGGTCCAGATTATAAAAGTTACTTCCGGCCTTAAGCCAGTTGCAGCAGCTTGATAAAATTCATTTTGCCCTATAGATTTCTTCGCAGCATATGTCTTTCTGTAGTTTTTTTCAATGATGATATCTCCTAATTCATTTTCGGATTTCGTTTCAGTTATGAGATATATAATTTTGTCTTTCCTCACTCAATCACCCCGCAATTGGACGACAAGAGATTCAAAAACCGGGGAAAATTTAACTTCCCCGGGATTTGTATTCCATAAGTCCGTTACGCCTAAAACAATGACTGCCGGATCCATGTTTTCGTCTTTCACGCCCGCGCGCCTCATGTAGTTTTTCACTGCCGTTATCTTTTGATTGAGTATACTGTCAAAGTCTGTACTTTCGACAGGGATATTCAGTCCAACCTTACACTCAATCAATAATTCTTCGTTGGTCATTTCAACCACCGCCTAATTAAGCCGATTTTGCAATTGTTACAAGTGAGTTCTTGTCAATTACTTTACCATCGCAAGCCATAACGGCTTTAGTCAACCAATCCTCTGTATCCCAATCCTGCTTACGCTGTACTCCAAGGTCATAATTGGTATTTAATGCATAATCGCTGAAGTTGAACAGGAATGCGAAGATCTTGCCCTGCTCAAGCGATGCGCTGAAGCTGTCCATATAATCTCCGCAAAGTACAACCTCCCGACCCAGCAATATGCGCTCAGGTCTGCCTCCGATGCCATAATTAATACGAGCAATGGGCTGGCCTTCAGTATCTGTCATGCCAACAAAAGCCATGAATGTCTTTTTAGTCATACACCATCTTGCATTAGCTTCGTATGCCTGCGGTAATGCAGCCTCAGCATTTACCAAAAGCTCATAGTTAATATTCTTTGCGGTAAGAGCCTGCCCTGTTGGCGGAGTTTCGTCAAGAATACCTTTCGGACCAACTAAGGCACTACCTGCTAAATCCCATGCACCTTTAATTATTGCGCTTTCAATCGCTTTTGTCATGGCCTCAGATATCTGTCTGACAAATGTCGCCTCAAATGCAGGCAGAGCCATTACTGCGGCCTCCTGTGTCATTGCGATTTCACAGCGCAGCTTATAATGAGTGAAATCAATACTTGCTGTAACGGTCTTTTTCTGCCTATCAGATCCGGCACCTTCATTAACCCATGTTGCAACAGGTTTAACGGATGAAGTTGGAATTTTCACACCGGCCGGGAATGCTGATTTTGTAACTAATGGCAAAATCATACCAGTTGATTCAAGTGTTTCTATAATACGATTCGCCAATGGAACGGGAATTGCCGCTGTCAGGTCAGTGGTCTTGGTTACTTCGTCTTCCCTGAGTTCAGCCGGAATAGGCACACCGCGTGTTACAAATTGCTGAAACGCTTTGCGGTATTCCATTTGTTCTTCGTCAGTTGTCTTTTTCTGCTCCTGCTTCTGTGAATTTGCATTTGATGCTACCATTCCAGGAATCTGACCATTTACTGCTTTTGTCCTCTCTTCCTGTCCTTTTCCTTCGCCTTCATTATCATCGTCAGGCATATTATCAATCATTTCCTGAAGGCTGCGGATTTCTTCGTTAAGTGTATCGAGCTCGGCATTAAGGTTCCTCAATTCTTCAACACTTTCTGTTTTTTCTGCTTTTGCGACTATCTCAGCTTTCCTTGTATTCTTCTTTGCCAGGAGGTCTAAAAGTTTCTTTTTCATAGATTTACACCTTTCCCTTCATAATAATTTTTTGTTTTAATATTTCTTTTTCACGCAAGCTATCCAGCCGTCTTTCCTCGCTCTCCAGCAATTCAAGACTCCGCGCATATATAGAAGTGGAATCGTAAAACGGTGTGTCCACAACCGAAACGTCCCACAGTTTAGCAATATTGGTTACGTCTCTTTTGGTTTCATCGCTTTCAAATGTCCAAGTGTCTCCACCATCAGCTACAGTGAAGGCAAACGACATTTTATCAATTAAGCCTTCTTGGATTGCCTTGTGCAAATCTCTATTGCTTTGAGTGTCTATAAGTTCAGCTATGATTTTCAACCCATTTTCATCTTTTATGAGCTGTAAAGATTTGTTTCTGGTCCTTGCCATTATCATTACATTATCATTGTGATTGTACCTGAGAGGAACGTCTTTCATATCTGTCCTGTCCAACGCCCCCCGTTTTATTGTCTCTGTAAATTTTCTGCCGCCTATTTCATGAGTTGCCGGTTTATCGTATGTAATGGCATAACCCTCGATTATCATTTTGTCCCCTTCGATAGCTCTTATATCAATCAGTCTGCGCTCCGCTTTCTCCTTCATCATTTACCCCCGCCTTTCCTTTTTGATATTCATCAACGTCTTTCATGTTTACATAGTTAAGGCTTTGCAATCTTCTGTTTCCGTCCTCAAACGGCTCTATGCCAAACATTGCATTAATCTGATTGAGAGTCATTATTCCGGTTTCTTTTGCAATGCTTGCAATTTGTATCTTGTCTTTTGTAGACATATAATTAACTTTGCTATAATAACATTTGATTTTATGCCCTACGTCAAGTTCACGCTCTGTAAATAAGCATCCAGTCATGGCCTGCTCGAATTGTATTATAAAGTCTTCAATAGCTGTCTGATAAAACGCGCTGTGCTGTTCGCCTTTGTAGTCGCCTGATAAAATGGCCGCCGACACACCATAGCGCTCCTGAATAACTGCCTTTAAGAATTTCAACGCTGAGTCAGGAATATCAGGAGCATTAATATTAACTGGGGTAAATTCTCCACCTATATCTGTTGCTATCATTCCTGATTTGCTTGTGAATATATGATCTTCAAATTCATCTCTTAATTTTTTTATCTTATCTGTATCTGCCAATGTCTTTGCATGGTATACACCCTTAATTTGCAAACTGGCTTCAATTGATTTTGGCAGCCCTTGGATTGTTTTATCTAATGCATCTATAACTCGGTATATTGCAGTATCATTCGTTCGTCCATAATCATCCCCGCCGCCAATTGTTGTGTTAGCTCCCCGGCGCCATTTCAGATGTATTAATTCCGAATACGGCAAGGTGTAACTTGAGCCGTCTTCGAACTCCATTTTAACGTCCCATACATTTCCGTTGTTAACACCGATATAAACTGCACTTGGTTTTAAAGGGTAAAAAGCAAGGTATCTTTTAAAAGTCCTACCATTTACCTCAACAATCTCATATTGAGGATATATAAATGCATTACAAAACTTCCTTCTAAGCCATTCCACATTAGCCAAAAAGTCCGAAGTGGTTTGTAATGGATTAGGTTTACATCGAAATAGCCTGGTTATATCATCATTCTGTATTATAATTGTATCTCCGCGCTCAACAACGCTTTTTATCTCGATTTTTGAAATTTCACTTGCTATGCGATCTATTGCGTTGTTCACAAAGTCAGACATATAAATATCATGTCCAAAACTTGTAAATATCGGTGTTGCATCTGTCAACCAAGCATAATACTTACTTTCTTTACCACGAAAAAGGTTTTTAATATATTGTAAAGCGCCCAAATTATCACCTGCTTTCTATCTGATTAGGCTCATAAATTCTGAACGGTGCCATTCAAGTGTTGCATAAGCTATAATTTTTGCAACAGTGCCGTCTATTCTTTTGCTTGTTTCCATTTTTACTGGCATGATCCGACCAAGTTTATCTAAAGCTATCCCAGTATTGCAAAAACACCAGTGACAAACAGGGTTGTTCTGATAAATTACTAATTTATCCCTCATGTCTGCTTCCAGTGTTCTCATGGGATTATTTATAACCTTAAAATCCTGCGGAATGTTAATTGTAATCTTGTCTCCAAATATGTCTATATACCTATTTTGAAAGTCCTTGGCAAATCTATTGTCATAACCGCTTTTAAATGGCTTAAGATCATACTCTTTTAACAACTCATAATGCCATTCAGCCACGATTGAGCTATCCACAGCATTACCTTCAACTATTGTAAGCCATCCATCCCTTTGCCACTGTCTATAATCAACATCATCAGGGCTCATCTCCAGCTTGCTTTCAGGTATCCAATAGTGCGTATGAAAATACGTCTTTTTATCGTCCGGCTTTTTGAGTAATATAGCTGATGCGCACAAGTCTGTTGTTTCTGCAAAGTCGCTTCCGGATATATAAAATGCTCCGGTAAAATCCTTAAGGTCAAATGTCTCGACATTGACTATATGGCTCTGTGGCAGCCAAGCTGTTGATGATGATTGTGGCAAGTTAAAATCTTTAGCTAAAACAAACGCCCTGGTTGCAGAAGATTCTCTAGCCTCCTCAACCATTTGCCTTAAAAAACTCCATTTTTTTATGACACCCAGGTCAGGATTGCTTTTTACCCAGGTCTTTTCGTCCCTCCAAATTTCTTCCTCGCTATCTTGGGTGTGCAGCCAGATAAGCCATCGTGGTCTTTCCAGCTCTCCTTTTAGTACCTTTCTGGCCTCTTTTAGTCTTTCATCAAGATAACCATCGCGGACAAAACCCTCTGTCGTTATCTCCCCGTATATCGGTTCGTCCTGAGTAGACAATGCTTGCCTAATCGGCATTACCAAGCTGTTGTCTTTCATTTCGTGGACCTCGTCAACGGATCCGACTTTGATGTTTTTCCCTTCCTTTGCTCCTGTCTTTGCAGATATCTTAGTTATGCAACCCTTATTCTGGGAACTGAATTTGCCTTTTTTCTTTTTCTGTTTCGGATTGCCAAAAAACATACCCTTGATGTTTTTTCTTGTAACCTTTGCAAGCGATGGACTTTCTTCGCGCATTGCATTTATCGCCTGAAACATTATATCAGCCTGCGAATAATCGTTTGAAGCGCAGAGAATTTTTGTTCCCATTTCACCGCAAAACCATTCAGCTAAATCCATCGCTGCGACCAATGGTGATTTCCCACATTTTCTGGCTATTAACATTAGATATTCCTGGTATAATCTAACCCATTTATTAATCTCTTTATCGAATATCTCGAAACTGTAAAATGCTTCAATGAAAGCCTTCTGTCTTAAAGTCAAAATAAAAGGCTTCCCTGCGAAGGGAGCCTCATAATGTTTACATTCTTTTTCTATGAATTTAATCCGTTTGTGAGAATCAGCAGTATCAAATATTATCTCACTTTGAAAAGTATCATACAGCGCATCCGGCCTTTCCAAATATCCAGCCATAATGCTGAGCATTTGCATTAACTCTTGACCAATGAGTATTTCTCCACTCTCACATTTAGCCATATACTCCGTCAAGTACCCAGGGTATTTGTCGTACAGTTTATTCATATTCGCTAAGTCCGTCATCTTCATCATCCTGTTCAACTGCAAGATGCTTCATAAGCTTATCCATGATATTTGTGAGAGCCGCGGAATGCTTTGCTATTGCATTGGAAATCGGTAATGTCCGTTGAAGCTTAGCGTTTTCCGGATGAAATTCAACCAATCCGGATACAATAGCCTGCTCATTTAAGCGCTTCAGATACAACCTTTCATAAGCAGCCTGTTCAATCAATCCTTCCAAAGCTCTTAATTTCCCCTCGTCTGCGTTGGCAAATTCTGCTTTTAACCTTTCAATTTCAGCTAATAACTCAGGATTACTCATAATATCAC